TAAGTATCACCTATTTCCAATCCTTCGGGAGCGGTATTGGATGACTTGAGCACCTTCACATTATTCTCTCTTGCAAGCCTTGCGGTCCTGTTCTCTCCTGCCTTGACAAAGTTGTTGAGAGCGACAAAACTGTCATCCCAATTCATAGGCTCATCTACCCATTCTCCTGTGTTAGGGTCTTCGTAGGCGACATACATACAGAACTCTATGTCCACATCGCCATCAGAATAGGTATAGGACTGAATCCTCATAGTGTATTCCTTGCCCTCGTCATTAGGGTCTTGGAAATATGCAAGGTAGTCTCCCGTAGGGTCATATTCTCCATCAGTATCTTTAAGGTCAATTATTCCTTCGGCTTGGAGGCGCCAATAACCACTCTCGTCATCATAGACAACCTCGATGGGGGTATCCGAACCTTCACTATTGACATACTCACCGACACCCTGATTATCCCAAGCGGGGAAACCCCAACTATCGCTTGTATTGTTGAAATGGAAATTCATAGAAGTGACTCCCAACTCAATATTGTTTCCGCTTGTCCAAGAAGCGATTTCCACACCGGGAGAGACATCATAGATGAAAGCATCGGTAACTCCGCTGCCATTATTTATGGAATAGACATCACCATTTGAGAGTCCTGATGGAGCGGTTGATGAACTCTTCAAAACATGAGCATCACCGCCTTCTCCGCCTGAACCCGCAGGACCCTGCGGACCCTGAGCACCATCAGCACCCTGTGGTCCCTGTGCTCCGTCCTGACCATTAGCACCCTGTGGTCCCTGAGGACCCTGTGGACCGCTACCTGCAGCCAACTTGTCCCAATCTTCTCCATTGTACTGATAAACACCCGTCTCGATGCCTGCACTCTTCGCTCCTCTTGTTGGTGCTACTTCCTTGATGGCTACAACATCACCTGTCTCTGCACTCTCGGGAAATGCGGATACACCCTCCAAGAGTTCTGACTTGTAAGCCTGACCTGCGGTTGTTGCGTAGTCGGCACTTCCGCCGCTCATAGAACCGCCACCGCCTTTGCTATATTTATTTACAATCATCTTTTTAAGTTGTTTAATAGATTATTAAATTACACAAGCACATCCACATCATCTGTGTTCCCTACAAGTTTGTAGTAACCATACTGCATTGCTCCCAAGTAAAGGAGGTTTTCATTGGCAGGAACTACTGCTTCTGTGTCATTTGTAAAACTCCCATCTTCGCCCGAAGCGGAGTAAGCGACCTGAAAACCTGAGGTTGTAGGTGCTACCATGAATTGGTCCTTCTGTGCTCTGAAGACCTCTTCTCCATGAACTTTAATCTTTGCCATTTGTATAAAATCTTATTTAGTTATTTACACTAATAGCACCCGATTTGGCGGACAGATAAAAAAAACCTCCCATATGGGAGGGAAAAAGAAAAGTGTAATATGAAGTTTTTAAGGGGTACTTCTCCTTCTTTTTTAGGCTACACCGATGTAGAAATATATATCAGAGTTGATGGATACACCACTTGCATCACAGATGGGACCCGCAATATAGAAATCACTCATATTGGAGTCCGTCACCTCTATGTTAAGATACACATTGAAATCATATCTACCCGCACTCATTGTCGCTCCCTGATATTTCAAGTTATAAAGGCTTTCATAATTGATTTGAATGAAATCCTCAAGAACCTCGTGGGTCTCGGAGTCATTCATAAGGAATACATGGATATTGAAGTTGTTATCCAAGGTAGTATCCTGTGCGAAAGTGATTGAACCATGTATGTAATAATTCCTTGCGGCATTTAGATAGTATGTAGCAGATACACCACTATTGTATCCGTCCTGATAAGCCGCAGCCACTGCTGCGGAGCAATCACCACTTGTTGAGCCGCTGCACTCGGGACAATCTGCCTGACCTGCTGTATAGCCGCTTGAAAAACCTTTCAGGAATCCTGACTCAAATGGGTCCAAGGAAAGAGGTTCGCATTCAATATGATATGGCTGATAATACCTTTCGGGACCTCCTGTATATTCACCCATTGTCCATGCGGTGACCACCATTGAAACTCCACCGATTGTAATCACCATCTCATCAGGAGTAGGATATCTGTTTCCTCCCGGAATAGGTGCATTTAAGAAATAAGGTTCCATATCAATGCTTATGATTGGACTCCCATCACCATAATTGGTCTCAATGAAGATATTGTTATTACCCGGCTCAATCCATGGATTAAACTCAAAGGTATAGGTTCGCTCCACTCCATTTATATAGAATGGCTCCGTCATGCCAAACATTCCCCAAAGTTGATAACTTCCTTCTTTTCTCATTGGATAAGTTATGCGGATGGTATAATCATAGGTATGGGCACTGTCCCATCCATCTTCAAATCCTTCGGCATAGCCCACTGTTTCCCCTGAAGCGAAACCTTCATTCCATATGATTTCCTTTGTCTCCGCATTATAGCCCATAGGGGTCTTCAATATATATGGACTATTCGTGCTGATTGTGTAGTTGGTATCATCAATGGTGTAGTAGATGGTGTATCGCAATACCCCATCGGCAAGGAGGTCAAGGTCATGCGGTGCGAAGTGGGCGGTTATAACACCACCGCTTATCTCCAAGGCATCGGAATTGACTGTGACCTTCTCCTTTCCATCAGTGAAATAATCCACATGTAAGGCACTCCATCCCTCAATGTCAAATGGGATGACAACCAAGGACTCTCCCTTGTAAATCTTATTGCTGCAATTCATATTATTCCTGTGTGTTTTCTTCTTGCTTATTTTCCTTCTCCTTGGCATTGTTATCCACCTTCACCTCACCTGATGCATCCTGAGGATTGTTCTTCACATAGACACCCTCATTGATGTTCTTCACAGTACCATAGGACAACTGCAAGAAGTGTGAGTCATATTCATCGCCTTCAAGCGGTGTAAGACCGATTTTGTTCCTTGCCTCATTTATGGAGATAATTCCATTGGTGATAAGGGTTCTGTAGTATTCTGCCTCTGACTTCTTATCGGTTGTGATAAGCACAGAGTAGTCAAAATCCACGCCCATATTTCCCACCTGTGATGGCTTGAAGAGTTTGCGGTTAAATTCATCCTCCATCAACTGAGTGAAAGGAAGGATGGTGTCCTGCAGGTATGAAAGGGATATCTGCTCGAGAGTAGAGTAAGACACATGTGTATAGTCAAAGAGTTTGACCGGTGAGATGTTGAAGAACCTCGCTATCTCAACCACATTATATTGCCTTGCTTCAAGCAATTGGCTGTCTTCAGGTGATATGGATATGGATTGGAAGTCCAAGCCCTGAGGAAGGATGGCAACACCACCGCCCCTTGTATGGCTTATGGATTTCTCCCAACTTTCTGCAATCTGCTTCTTCTGTGCGTCCGTGAGAGGAGCACTTGCCTTGAGCACTCCCATAAGACCCGCTCCGCTGCGGAAGAAGTTATCGCTGTGCTCTTCTGCGTCATATGTTGCCCTGAGTGCCATATCTGCGAATTTGATGGTGGAAATGCCATTGTAGGTTTGGTCAATGTGCTGATAAAGGTGTATCATATTGATGCTATCCACAGCAGCGTCCATACCTGCGACAAGGTACTTCACACTTCCATCGCTCTGCAACATCGGGGTTACATAATCAGGATTGATGAGACGGAGACTCTTCACATTGAGTTTGTCATCCCTCTCAATATATGCGTAGCCATTACCCCTGAGAATCACACTCTCAATAAGGAGTTTCATCCAAGAGAAATGCGTATGTGTCCCATCGGGATTAAGATTGAGGATGTTGTACAAGGAGTGGTTGATTTCCTCCTTCCTGTCACCCGTGTATCTGACAATCTTGATAGGAAGCATCGCACAGGAGTTGCTTATCATGTTTGTCGCAGCATACACAGCACTCAACCTCATTGATTGGGTTGTCTGATAGGTGCTGATGCTGTTATAACCGAGTCCGATGCTCAAACTCCTCTCTTCTGCAGGTTTGATTACCTCGGGTTCTTTCTTTCTGAAAATATCAAATATCGCCATGTTATGCTCTTTTCCTTAAAGGGGTCTTTTTAAGCCGACATTCACATTTTTTGGAAAAAATCTTCACTTTTTTCCACTTTTTCCGATTTTATTTAAGAATCCATCTATTTATATATAAAAAATAAGAGATATGATGAGATTTTGTTTATTCGGAGCATTCGTCTGCGGTGTTATTTACCTAATAATAAGAATAATTGAGATAATTGAAAAGAAATGCAAAAAGTAGATTGTGAGAGAAATCGGCATTTGGCGGAAAGGTTGGTCGTACATTCGGCAGAGACCATGATATTCGCTGCCACTGCTGACTGCGATGAGAACTATGGCATTGATGACCTTTGGGTCAGTGCCTTTACAATCGGTGGATGGATTGCCTTGCCGATGGAGAACAAGACAATACTCGGTGGTTTCCACCTGAAATATGACGATGAATGGAATGATTATTTTGACACCACCAACACCAATGGGATAATAAAGAAACTCTCGGGAGACACCATCCCTGAAAGCGGTCATATATACTTCGTCAATGCTTATAAGTTTAAGAAACTCATTGACTATAATGCGTGTCTCGCTTATCTTGCTCCTGATGGGTTTATCCTATTTTCCCCCCATACATTAAAGAAAGCATTCCTCGGTTATGCCTACTATAAGAACAAGTCCCATACAGAGGAATACAGCCCATACTACAATCCCCATTGGGAGGAGAAAGCACTCATAGACTTGGAAGTGGGGACATACTATAAGGACGAAGGTCCAATTAAGATATTTATGAAATGAGGAAAGACAGATTGACAATCCGCTTGACACCAAATCAGATGTTGGTGTTGAAGGAATTGACAGAAACACTGAACACAAGTTACAGCATGTTGGTCAGAAGCATTGTTTGCGATTGGCTGACCCGCAATGAGGAACAACTTGAGAGAATAATTGTTAGTAGAATGAAAGGAAATGCCACACATCAACAAGCCCGAGAGGAAGAAGAAAACTACAGAGAGGAAAGAGACGGATATGCGTCAATTGAGACAGAAGGCATATCAGAACACCGCATGGCGGAAGATGAGGGAGACCTACATGCATGAGCATCCCATATGCGAGAAGTGTTTGGAGAAAGGGAAGATAACTCCCGCCGTGGATATACACCACAAAAAATCACCATTCCGCAATGGAGAAGTGAATTGGAACCTGCTTTTGGATTATGACAACCTTATGGCAGTATGCAAAGATTGCCACGGAGAAATCCATGCAAAGCAACAAGGACACATATCACCCGAAGAGATAATAGCACAGCTTGATGCCTTGTTTGACGACTCAATAAGTAATGAAGAACTTGAGGGGAAATGACCATCAGGGAGGTAATTGACAAGCATTATCAGGAATTGCTTGATGAATGCAGTTGTGATAAGGTGATATCACAAGGAAGGACAGAGTGCGACATCCTGCAGGATGTTTGTGTTACCGCCATGCGGAAATTCAAAGAAAAAGAAATAGATGAGGATGAAGGTTTATCCTATTTGAAGAAAACACTTTTCACAGAAATGCATTTTCAATTTGCACGGAAAAAAGGCGAAATAATAATCTACACAGATAACATACAAGATATTGCAGACGAATAAAGCCACTACATTGTAGCGGCTTTTCTCCATTTATAACCTTTTGCTGTATATCTATTAGGCTTTGACAATGCTTTCCTAATGTTACTCTCATATGTTCCGACATCGTCAGAGGCTTCTTTAATTGAACTATACTTCTTGATATAAATATCAAATACCTTTCCTGTTCTCTCCACAGGAATTTCATTTCTCTTGTTTTTCCAACTTGTGTTCGGATTGGAGTTGTTTTCGTGATATGTTACCCATCGGAGGTTGCTTGCATCATTGTTCAACTTGTTTCCATCAATATGGTCAACACAAGGTTTGTTATCAGGATTAGGAACAAATGCTTCAGCAACCAATCTATGAACCAAATATGCTTTCCCGTCAAGTGAAACCATGGGATATCCTTTGCCTTGAATATAGGTTGATTTAATTTCTTTTGTTTTTCTGTTCCTAATTAAGCCTCCAATATCGCTAATTTGCCAATTTGGATGATTTTCTATAAACTGCCATTTCATATAACTAATATACATTATTATTTATTATTTTCAAAGTTCCACTCCACCTAATTTCATATTTAATATACGCGAGTT